ACTGGTCAAGGACGTGTAGGGCGTACTTGTAGAAGACTGGCATTTGCTCTCCAGCCTTGGCAATATCCTTGGCTAGGGCGACTAACTGGTCTGTGAATAGTCGCTTCTCCTGTCCCATCATCATGAAGATTTCGTATGCGGCTCTATCCGCCTCAAGGTTGTTGATTTGTTGTGCTGTCATTGTCTTCTCCTAGCAATACGTTCTAAGGTCGTTAATAATGAACTCAATAGCCTCGTTTGGGAGGTTCCTGAGGTCAAAATGCTGGGCTTTGAATCCGTGCCATTCACGGACTGTGCCATTCTCTGTTGACTTGACGTTCCACACGTCCCAACCGTCAACTGTTGTCAGGGGAGTGATTTCAACAACCACTCCGTTTAGCGTGTAAAGGAACATTAGCGTCCCGCCTCCAATTCCAACTCTAACTTGACGAAGTGGTCTACATCGAAATCACGTTCCATCAGGTTGTCGATTTGAGCCTCGATAAGGTCGATTACGAGGTCAACGTCAATGTCATTACGATGTCGATTCCAATACATTGCCTCAGACTGGATGCGATTCATCACCTTGATGTCACCACAGTTAATAGCGATGTTCCCTGCAAGGATGATGTCAACCTTTTTCATGTTGATGATGCTTGTGAGTACTTCCATTGTCGTTTCTCCTACGTGAACTTGATGTAAATACATTACTACACGTAAATAGCGTTGTCAAGTCTTTTTTACAACATTGGTAAATATATTTTTGTAATACTATTGAAACTCGTGGCAATAGTATTGGTGTTCGGATAGTCTGTCAGGGCTACAATCAAATGGAGGTCTCTTATGGCAATGATTAATTTCCCGTATACGGTCAACTCGACACGACTAGTAGACATGAACAATGACTCTTGGTACGTGAGCGTTATGATGAATGATGGCACGGAACTGGAAAAGGTTTTTGATGGGTTCTACCCAACTGAAACCGAGGGGCAAGCGGTTATCGATGAGATAGTCTCTGGAGCCTCTACAACGCCCGTACAGCCTCCAATCGTCCCTGAGCCTGTAACAGTGCTTGTGATTGACAATGGATGCGATGGTTGCGGAAAGACGACGTAAAACTAAAATGAAATTGTTTCGTACAGTGGACTTAGAACAGGGAACTCAAGAGTGGCTCAATTGGCGTAAGCAAGGCGTGACGGCAACGGAAGTTGCATCGGCTGTGACAAAGCACAACTTCGATGACATAGTTAACGACAAACTCGGACTGAGTGAGCCTTGGAATCCTCCATATCAAGTCAAAATGGCGATGGAGGTCGGCACAATCCTTGAACCATATGCTCGTGACTATGCGAGTAACGTCCTTGGAATGGCTTTTGAACCAGTATGTGCTGAGTCTGTTGAACTGCCTTTTATGAGGGTGTCGCTCGACGGGCTGGTTGAAGTTGACGGTCGGTGGCATGGACTAGAAGTGAAGTGCGGAAAGTCTTACTCGACTAAGTTTGCTCAAACCGGAAAGCCTTGCGACTACGTGATGACACAAATTCAGTACCAGATGTTGGTATGTGGATTAAGCGAGATGAATCTCATCTATCACCACAACCTTCCAAGTGATACGGAAGCGGCATTGTCTGTTATGTATCAGTTTAGTCAGAAGTCAATCACGGTTGCTGAGTGGGGGTCAAAGAAACCGACTATCATTCAGGTCGTTGCTGACAGAGGATTTCAAGCGTCACTTAAGCAAATCGCACAGATGCTTCACGACCGTGTGCAACTGGCGTTGATGGATGGCTAGGGCTTGTCAATGACTCCGTGTAGGGCGTTCCTTGCACGGAGTTGCCACCACTCACTCCAGCCAGCGGCAAGTTTGAGTTGCTGGTGAGGGATGTAGGCACAGTCTTCCCCGTTTGCATCCCATTTGTCACGAACTGCCTTCGTCCGTCCGCCGTGCTTGATGTTAAACTCTTCTCCACGGTCAATCGTCTTGTAAAACAACCCATCACTGAAGATGACGAACAAGAAACCTCGATGACACTCCGACTGAATCTTCAGTAACTTTGACGAACTAATCATGTAGTCTGGGTAAGTGTTGTGAGCGGTGTTGCGTCTCTTCAACTCGGCGTGATGAATGCCGACACCATCTTTCCACCAAATGTAATCCAAAAAAGCATTGGGCTCTGTCATTGAAACCCGCCACTCTTCACCCATTTTGGACAGTGCGACTGATTGCAAGTACTCTAGTACAACGACTTGCAATGCACGGTCACAAGATACCTCGTACAATTGCCTCATGTGAAAGTGTAACACACAAAATTTCACTTGTCAACAGTTTGGAGAGAGTATGTCTATCGTTAAGAATTTAAGTGAGTACGAATCATCGGATACCAAGATGTATTGTCCTCTTGATAGCAATCAATCGATGTATTTCTTGTTGGCTGATGCTGATGAAACTAATCCTAACTTATATGCTGAAGGTGGAACGCTTGTGTGCTTGGTTGATGACGTTGAAACAGATTGGGTTGTCAATGTACTACCTGATTTGGTTGGGCTTATTGAGGTTGTCCCTACTCCTTCTTGGAGTGAAATAGGGGTGTACAAGGTGAGTATCCTGTACACCATAGGTATGGCTATGAAAACGTATGGGGCGGCAATGGTAACGGTCGGGGATAACAAATGAACCTACAGAATTTCAGAATCGAGAAACAACCAGCACCTTCAACCGACTGGCTAGTATACGGTGACATACTTACTGATGACGACATACTTGTCGCGACCTTTGGTGAAGATGGAACGAGTGTTAATGAGTGGTGGGTTAGGCAAGACGAGTTTTTCCAAATGAATACTGTACAAAGTTTTGCAGTCACGATGGCTCAGCAAATCATGTCTGGGGATGCGGAGTAATGGCAACGTATTACGTCCGACAAGATGGCGGTAACGGTAACGCTGGTACGAGCCCATCTCTGGCATGGGCAACAATAACCTATGCCTTAGCCAATATGGTTCTGACGGCTGGTGATAACTACTTGTACATTGCTCCGGGCGTTTACCGTGAAAGTCCTACGGTTACGATAACTCCTACGAGTGCAAACCGCCTAATCATTTCTGGTGACCCTACAGCGGCTCAGTTTCCCACGCTAACGGCTGGTAACGTCCGACTAACAGGTGCTACTTCAGACATCACCTATAGTGCTAGTGCAACCCGATTGAACCTCAATGTCAAAAGTTACATTACGGTAGAGAATCTCTTTATCGAACACAATGCCGCTGGTGGAACGTATGCCATTTCATCTACAACTTCTGGGACTAACATTACTATCCGCAAGAACGTCATATTTAGTTATTACCTTGGTGGTGCTGTTGGTGGTGCTATATTTTTTGGTACAACTGCGCTCACGACTGGGAATAGTATTCTAATTGATTCAAATATAATCTTTGGATGTGCTTACGGGATTTTCGTCAACCTTCAGGCTCAAACTGGTGCGACTGGTCACTCAGGTGTTGTGATTAGTAATAATCGTATTCAAGGAAACGGTTGGCAAAATACCTTTCCAATATTCATAAGCACTAATGTTGCTAGTTCCTCACTATCAAATGCCGTAACGATATCAAACTGCATCGTCATGCAAAGCACCTCCAATGCAATTCAAGTAGGTGGGGGAAATGCAACTACTCCTCACATCGTTCAAAATTGTATTATTGCCCTATCTAATGTTGGGATTTACAGCCCTGCTGGTGCGTCTGTAGTCATTCAACGTAATAACCTGTTGTTTTGTGGTTCAAACTTGGCTGGAGTAAATTCAGACTCTTCCACAATCACGAGTGACCACCTTGGATTTGACCTTGGTCAAGCATTGCTCCAAGGATTTGGTGCTATACCATTTGGAACGACTCCTAATAGCCGTAATACGTCATTTGGTATTAGTGCATCTAGCCCGACGACTGACCTTTATGGATTCCCTTGGTCTGGCACATCCCCTGACTTGGGGACGACTACATATAGGTCGATTTCATCTGTCGGTACGTTTGTGCCAAGCGAAAGAAACGCCTCCAACACAATCGCTCCCACCTCAACCTCCCAGTCAATCGAACTCTACCTAGGTGTTACAGGGCTAACGGCAACAACAGCGGGACTGAATGCTCGATACAACCGAACTCGTTCAGCATCCGTGAATATCCCGTTGGTGGCTCGTACGATTACACAGGCTTGGGTAGCGGGAGGATTCGCTGAGGTTAATTCCGTTAATATGCCCGGAATCTATCGTCTTGACCTACCTGATGCGGCAGTTGCTTCAGGGGCTGATGATGTAACGGTCGTCGTGCGGGGTGCGAGTGGAACGAACGGGGCTGTAGTCACAATCAAACTACTGGCTATCCTTGCAAATGCAAACACGGCTCTTAGAAGTGCTGTGATTACTGACCTAAGTGAAGACATTGATACACCGAACCTGATTTACCAGACGGTTGGCGATAGGAAGCCTCTCTACTTCCGTCTCTTCAATGCCGACGGTTCTAACCCAGACCTTACCGTTGCTGGTGGCACTGTCGTTGGCATCGTCCACAACGCTTACAGTGGTGTCGAGTATACGTTTGGCGTTGGTGGATACACGGGTATGCAAGTCAACATCCTCTCCGACATGATTGGTTTCGTTGAGGTGATTCCTCCAGCAATATGGGGTACGGCAGGCATGTATCGCCTTAAGGTGAGATACACATTGTCTCCGGGGGTGAGAATCTACGGGCCTGTCAACATAAGAGTAGGGGCACTGTAATGCTTAAGAAGAATTTCAACCCTGTCTACAAGGCTCTTGAGGAGGTCAATATGCTTTCACATAAGGTAGCCACAGTGGCTCATGTGAAAGCAAAGAAGTACGTGCCTGTTGATACTGGTCGTTTGAAGAAGTCAATCCAGATATCCTCGGATATCAGCCCTTATGGCGGGGAAAAGTATTCTGTATACACGAATCAGGATTATGCACAGTTTGTTGAGTATGGCTCATCAACGAATAGACCTAGGTTCTTTATGAAGAAGGCGGCATTGGATGCTGAGGTTGTAATGAGTCTCGGTCTAACTGATATTAAACGGAGGTTGTTGTAATGTCAGTTGAATGGTTTGACGTATCTCAGTGGGTTTATCAAACGCTCACTGCCGACACAACATTACAAGACTTGCTTGCTGGTGACGGGCGTGTCCCGGGTCATCAACAAGGCATTTATATGGAGATGGCTCCTCAGGTAGACCCTATCAGCCAAAGGGCTCCAGTCGTCCCGTTGGTAGTTGTTTCGCTTATCTCTTCTGGAACTGATGAACGTGCCTTGTGTGGAAATCGAATCATGACGTATCCAGTCATGACTATTACGGGTTATCACCGACAAGACGGAGCGATTGCACTCTCAAAACTTCAGGCGATAATGAATAGAATTGACGTGTTACTCGATAACCAGATTTCTCAGAATAATCACCGATGGTGGTTCTTTCGTGATGGGTCTGAAGTAGTTGTCACTAACACTGCCGACGCTCGAGTCGAATATGGCGTAGCATCAACGTATAGGTGCTACATAAGTGTGGATGTCTAGGAGTAAATTATGGCAAGGCTGATTGCTAAGGACGTTGTCCTAACGATTACAATTGGAAACAATGCGGGGGCTGTTGGTTTTACGGCTCCGACATTTGGCGGCGGAACTGCGTTTTGTACTAGGGCTAAGTCCTATTCGAGAAGCACTGAGATTGGAATGGTTGAAAGTGGGGCACTCTGTGACCTACAACAATTCAACCGCCCAACACGCATTAGTGGCACAATTGAACTGGACATGAACCTTATTTATGACACGGTAAGTGCTAATGGCATCTTCCTTGGCAAGGAAGGTTATTTTGTTCGTGTTGTTGTAAACTTGAGCCACACTGTCATCACGGATATTGGAATTATTTCCAGTGTTAGTGTTAGTGCTGAGACCGATGGTAGCATTGCCGAGCAAGCAACCATTATACTTGGCGTTGATGGAGACTCCGGCCTTACGACTGCTGTTGTAGCATAGGATTAATTAATGGCAAGACTAATAAGTAGGGACGTTACGATAAGCGTTACGTTTCTTGGCAATCAATCTGGTACGGCGGGGTCATTCATTGCTCCAAGTACATACATCAATAACACGTCCGCAACAACTGGTGGTGGTTCGTCTACTCAGTACACGGCAACGACGACGGTTGCTTGTCGTGCAAAGTCATATTCTCGTTCTACCGAAATTGGTATGGTTGAGAGTGGTGCAATGTGCGACTTACAACAATTCAATCGACCGACTCGTCTGAGTGGAACCGTTGAGATGGAACTGAACCTTGACTACAACACGGTGTCGGGTGCGGGTTTATTTCTAGGAAAAGAAGGCTGGTACGTCAATGTTCTCGTTGATTTGGGTCAGACCCGTTTGAACGACTTAGGCTTGGTTGCATCTGTGAGTACAAGTGCTGAGACGGACGGCAGTATTACTGAACAGGTTACAATTACGCTAGGTGTTGACGGTGCTAATGGCACAAGTCCATATTCAACAATAGCATCTGCTGTTGACGCTCTCGGTTAGGAGCATTGAATGGCTAGAGTAATCGCTCGGGATGTCTATCTAACAATGTGGGTTGCTACTGCCATCCAGAATGGGAACACTCCTACCTATTCTGGAACGGCTCGTGAAATTATGTGTATTGCTCGTTCTTATGAGCGGTCGGTGGATTCTGAATCTATTGACTTGGCGGCATTGTGTGATACATCGTCGAAACAACAGATGACTCGTCGTAGCGGAACAATTAACATCGAGATACTCGTTGATAATAATGTTTCAACGGGTGGGTACTTGCTTCAAAACGCTCATCGATTTCCGGTGAAGATACGGGCTAGGATTACATTAAGCGACGCATCAACTCAGTTTATTGAGGATGAGGGTGTAATCAAATCAACAGGTTTATCACTTGACCTTGACGGAACGGTACTAGAGACTTGTACAATCCAGTTAGGAACTCATGGTTCCAGTTGGTAATAAACAAGGAGATTCTTCATGCTTAGTAAACTTCAGTCCGTTCCACTGCCTGAACAAAAAGGAAACTTCGTATTCGACCTTCGTCCATTTGGTACGGACGGCGAACTTGCATTCAGGGAGCCTAAAGCGGCAGACCTTTTTCCTGATGGTGCGGAGAGCAAGGCCGCATCAATTGCATTCCCAGAATTTAAGGATGCAATGCTTTATCAAATAATGGTGATGGGGCGTTGTTATGTTACTTCAGAGGCTGAGATGGGACAGATTATTCAACCTTGGAGGGCTCTTGGTCAGTTTGGTCGTGACCATCGTGACCTTTTCATTCACCTTGCCGCTCAGTTCTCGGATGCCTTCCCGACAGGTAGTGTTGAACACTTACGTAAAAACGTGGGAAACGTCTCCACGGAGTAGCACAACACATCTTGTACTACTCCGTCAAGTATCTTCATAGGCATCCAAGTGAAATTGACTTAGACTTAAACCAGATGGCTGAAGTTGCATTCATCGCTGACATTCTGGACAAGCACGAGGTTGACTTGGCTATGGTAACAGCAAGGGCACTGGTAGGTACGAAATGACAATCGCTGAACTTCTAATCAATGTTGACTCCTCTGGTGTGCGTACAGCAATCAGAAATATTCGTGAACTAGAGAGTCGTCTTGATGCCGCTTCCACATCAATGAATGGGTTGAATGCTTCTATTCGTCGATTCAATGGTCTTTCCTCCAGTACTAGTCTGCCTAGTGGCGGAGGAGGGGGCGGAGGAAGTTCTAGTGGCGGAGGCGGGGGTGGAGGCGGGGGCAGAGGTGGTGGTGCTATGAACTCCATACTCAGTCCACTTAAATCATTTTCAAACGTTCTTCATGGTAGTGGAGGCGGGTTGGGGATGGCAAGTAATCTAATGGCTGGGATAAATGGCGTTAGTGGTGCATTTGGGGCACTAGCAAAAGTTGCATCATCTACCGCTGGTGGGGTTGCAGTTGCAATGGCTGGTATGGTTGCCGTTATTGTTCTCCCATTTGCTATTGTTGGCGGTATTATACACAAGTTCAATGAAGTCTTTTACAGTATTGTTGGCACAGTAGCGAACGTGGTTGGTCAGGTTGTTGGTAAAGTAGCCGAGATTGCGGGTGCTGTCTTACAGGTGGCGGGTCAGGTTGCAGGTGCAGTTGGTCAAATTGGAATGTCATTTGCACAAATGGCTGTAGAGGTTGGGCAAAGTGCATTCGGTACATTCTCTCGCCTTGACCAGTTGAGTCGTGGTCTTGCATTGTATTCAGACAGTGCCGCCGACTATCGAAAGTCATTCAAGGACTTGCGTGAGTTGGCAAAACTTCCGGGGCTTGGGCTTGAAGAAGTCATGGAAGCAACAACGTCGCTCAGAGCATCTGGACTAGGGGCTGAAAAGACAAGGAACTCAATCCTTGGTATAGGTCGTGCTCTCTCTGCCGTCGGTAAAGGCAAGGCTGACTTCAAAGGGACTATGCTTGCTCTTCAACAGATGGTTACTGCGGGTAAGGTTGAAGGCGATGAAATCCGTCAGTTATCCGAGCGTGTTCCACAAATTAGGCAAGTGTTAATGAAGGCTTTTGGTTCAGCCAAAGGTAAAGACATCTCTAAAGTCATGGAAGAAACTGGAATGACTATCTACGGTGTAATTGAGAAAATCAATGACCAGTTGTTGAAGATTCCGGGGGTTACAGCGTCAGTAGCAGTCAACCTTGAGAATATTCAAGACGACATCAAGTTGGCTTTTGCTCCTCTTGGTCAAGGCATTGCTCAAATGGTTGCTTCCGCAATGCCGGGTATGGGTAGTTTGATTGAGATGTTTGCTAAAATTTCAACTGGTATTGGTGAGGCATTTTACGCCGTTGGTCAGTCTGGTATTGTTCAGAATGCACTTCAAAGTTTAATGGGAGGGATTGATATTGAAAGTATTACGTCTACCGCCCGTGATATTGCACTTAGGATAGTTACTTTTATTACTGCCGCTGTTGCAAACATACCTAAGATTTATGATGCAGTACAACAAGCAGGTATCAAGTTTGCTCCAACATTCATCAAGTTATGGTCAACCATAGTCAATGAAATAACTTTCTATTTTGAGGTACTCAAGTTATTCATGGAAGATGTGTTCCGGGGGTTAATGCGTAGCATAAGGCCGTTTATTTCGGCTGGCGAGTCTCTTGCTAAAGGGGATTTTGCTACTGGGGCTATGAAAGCGTTTTTGGCTCCTGCTGTAGCAACGAGATTATTTGAACAAGGAATGAACGGCAGGACAGGCAAGTTCGCTAGAGAGCGTGATGCTGACATGGCTGTACTTCAACGTAAAAGAGCAAGTGGTGAATTAGGTGCGGGTGCAGGGGCTGGAATACAAAACTTTATGCAAGGCCTTGTGAATTACTCAGGGTTAAATGATGTTGAGAATGCCATTGGTAACGTAGGCACAGACGCTCAGAAAATGTATGATTTGGCTCGTAAGTCACTTACTCCACTCCCTGAGATGATTCCAGATAAGTTTGGTAACACGCCAACAGAAGAGTCGCCCGGTGCTGGGATTGGAAAAGAAGATTCAAACACACTGAAAGAGATTGCCGAAAACACTGGCAAAACCGCCGACCGTCTTTCTCTTCGCACTCAGACATTAGGTGGTGGCGAGTTAGCAAAACTCGGCGTAACAGGCACTGAGTTGGGTAGTGGCGGTATGCCAAATGTCACTAACTCCACAAACAGATTCTCACAAGGTTTTAGCCGTCCGTCGGAGTCAACGCTTCGTTCATACCCTACTCAATTGGAAGAGGCAGTCTCTGGCATTGTCCGCAAGACTGGCAAAAATGGCATGGGTACATCAACTCGGCTGTAGGTCAAAACCCTCCGTATGGGGCTTGTGAAGCCTTTTACGGAGGGTTTTGTATGTCGGGTTGACTACTTGTGCTTCTCGATAACACATCCGCCGTACATATACATGAATGTCGCTATCAATTTCAGGTGTTGCCCGTTATCGTTGTCCGCTCGTGTACACGCTTGCATGAAGTTGTTGTCAATGACAGCGGTCATGAATCCTCCAAGGAAGCCTCGTCCAGCATGAGGATTATTCATGAAAAACTCACAGTGTTGGATAATGTGACTTATCGGGCGGTATTGCTCACCTAGTTCAACCCCTTGGAACGTCAGTGGTGTGTCTGTTAATTTCATAGTCTTCTCCTTAACCAAAGTAGATACCGAATGCTTTACCCTCGTTACGGGTTTGTCGTCGTGCTTCAAGCACAGAACCCGTCAGGATGAACACGCCATCCTTCTCCTTGAGAAGTCTCTCGACTTCTTTGTTTACCAACTCGTCAATGAATTGACGAACGTACATCCGCTCCTCAGCGGGGAATTGAGCAGTGACCTGCTCAACAATTGACGAATGTGCGATGATTTCGATGTCCATTCTTTCTGTCCTCCAACTTGATTGTCTAGAGTATTCCACACTATAAACACATTGTCAATAGTGTGGAACAACATTTTAGTCGAGATGTGAATAATCAGGCTCGACTCCGTATGCGAGGTTGTACTCACAGCAACTACAAACTAAAAGGTTGTAGTTGCTGTACGACCCGTCTGGATTTGCAACCATGTAGGTTGCGTTGTGTGTGCTGGAAGGTGACGCACAGATTGAACAGCCACTTGAACAGCCACCCTGTCCAGTGGTTGGATGGACTTCAAGCCATCCCTCACAGCCCTCGTGTAGGACTGCATCGATAAAACCTTCCCATTGCTTACCTGCGTTTATTGCCATTTCAAAACTCCTGTTCGAACTTGATGACAACAGTATTGCACGTAAATAACAACTTGTCAACAACTTTGTGAATTATATAAAATATATATTTTTGACACTATTATTTACATCGTGCTTGACAACAATAAAAAGACATGTGATACTATTGACATCAAGTTCGATAGAGAAGAAAAAAATGGAAGTCAAAGTTATTCAGCACGGTGACGACGTTCTCGTCAAAGTTTTCAGCGGACGGGGAATGATATTCTCCCGTAACTACTGGGATACAAGCACCGATGAGGTATGGCAAATCATCCTCGTAGACTTCGGCGGTGAAGCCGATTGGTTGGAAGCGATGCTAGAAGGCTAGTAGAGACTGTTGGTATGGGGCTCCACAAGCCTCATACGGAGGGTTTTTCTTTTGCTCAGGGGAAGATATGGCAACAAGACATTTATTGACTACGGTTTCGGTTGTGTGTGAATCCGACATGATTCTATCAGCGTCGTTCATTACGCCAACAACCCTTGGTACATTCCAAGCGGTGGGCATGATGCAAGTGACGTTCAAACATGGTGCAACATGGTGCTACAGCGATGTCACGCATTCGATTTGGACGGCTTTCTGTGAGTCTGAGTCACAAGGCAAGTTCTACCTACAGAGCATCAGAGGCAAGTACACGTCAGTTCAAGTTCACTAGCCTCCCGCTACCGCCAGTTCGTTTATTTTTATGGCTCGGTATCTTGCCGACCTAATGTTCTCAGTGGCTTCCCATATGAATTCAATATTTGGAATCGACAGGATGCGGTAATCACGGGCGTAGACTTGTCCCGGAGTCGTAATCGATTGCCAGTTTGGCTCGTATACCCTAACGACATCTGTTACCCACAATGGACGGTCGTCAGTGCTTCTGATGAGGAAGTCGGATGTCCATTCAACTAAGTCACGTCCAGTTGTAAGTCGGGATTGAAGTACGGATAGGGCTTTGTCAGCGGCGGCATCTGTGACAATGCCTTCGTCGATATGGAGGACTGTAACGATTCTTCCACGCCAGTTCCTAGGTCGTGAAGCAGGTGCGGTTGTTGGATTCTGTGAGGCAACGTCGTTGTAGTTTCTCCAGATGAGTTTGTCGAGGCGTGGGTCAGCACCAAGGACTTGTACATGGTTACATTCCGCTGGTTCATAGAATCGTTCGAGTTCACGATAGGTTCTGGATGAGACGATGCTGGATGCCTGAGCCTCAGTTAACCCGGTTGCCAGTAATGCCGTCCTAGCCTCGCTACTTGACGCATAGATATTCAATGCTGGTGTAGATGACGGATAAGTTGGTCTAACAAAAAAGTACTTGTATCCAGAAAGAGTTGGAAACCATCCCTTAAAGTATGTTTGGGCGTAAGTGCTCCAAATTTGCTCTAACCACTTTGCTACTGTGTCTCCACGTTCAGGAGCAAGAGCCCACTTCCCTGTTGAAACTAGTGGTGAGTACGGAAGTGTGAAAGCGTCAGCGTCTATGACGTAATCGGATGCTTGGTATCCAGCAATGAGGAGTAGGTCGGCAATAGAATTTGCAAGGGTAAATCCGTCGTACGGAAGTGAGTCAAGGAGTGTTGTGAGTTCAAAGTCGTGGTTTCGGTCACGTCCGTCAAACTCAAGTTTACTTATGTTAAGTGATGCGTCGCCCGGTTCATACTTAATCTGTGGAGCATTGAGAGTGCCACGGAATATGTCGCAGTATGATGCCCCACCGCCAACTGCCGTTGCTATTCTTACTGGTCTGTCTGACTGATATGCGAAGTTTGGTACGGAGAGGTTACTTAATAAATTTGTTCTTGTTTCTATCTTGCAGTTGACAGTTCCATTCTCTTCAACCCCCATTTTGAGGCTTTGTATAGCACAAGTGATATCAATTGGTGCATTTGCAGTTACTGTTGTTACTGGTGCTGAATACATATCAATTGAGTAGATGCCCCACGTTGCAGTCCCATCGCCCGATAGGACTACTTTAGCCCGTACGGCTTGTTGAGGTACGGCTGGGTTCCACGTTGTTCCATCATCATTGATGACCGTGAATACCGCTCCAATGGCTCCTACGTTCTTGCCGATTCTGCTGTATCCACCAGTCCATCCTGTCCATGTTGTTCCTACAGGAGGCACAGTTCTGAGTGTGATGTTTTTTCCAACTACTGTACCTGATGTCTCAAACCTTACTTTTGCTACTTGGACGATAGGTGCGTTTGGTGCTGGTACGACCCAATAGAATTTCCCCGCTGGCAATATTGCGTTTGGGTTCTGGTCGTAATCGACAGCATCAGCAAGGTTGTCAAATGTATGACAAAAGTTTACTCCCCACGACGTGTACACAAGGAGGTCACGGTTACGTCCCGGAATCATTGTCATCGTGTTGTACTGGTTTGCCGGGGATATTGGCTGGTACTTGATGACGCTTCCAGCAAGCAACGCCCCCTTTGAGTCTGAGTAAACTTCTTTCAGGACTCCTCCAACCCTAACCCCAACGTGTCCATTTGCATACACTTCTATTATGAGTGTATTTGCGTCGCTGTAATTCCATCCGCATGTAAAAACTGCCTTCTTATCAGACTTCTTAGTTCCATGAATAAAGAATTTCACGAACATCGGTTGATTTGCCGGTAGCGTCTCGTTAACTTCCATCAACTCGTTGATGCCTTTTGAGCGAATGAAATAATCACCCGTCAACCCGATACTAACTTCATCCCATAACGCAAAGTTAGCGGATGTTGTGTAGTCAACCTTCCTATACCGTGCATAGTTCCCTGTAAAGGCTGAATCCCAAGCGGATGTATGAGGTAGTGGTGCAAGCATCGCTGTTCCTGTAACGCCACAGATGTAAGCGGTTGATGTTGTCTGTGGAATGTCCCATGTTGAGCCCTCTGCCGCTACTACATAGCGAGGCGTTGAGATTCTAGGCTCGGGGCAATCGATTTCTACTTTCAGATTCCATGAGTAAGACATGTTCAAAGTATACGGTTGAAAAGTAATTCAAAAAATACTTTAATTTGCTATTGACAACCCGTAAAGCGTTGCTTATACTCTATTCATCAAGTTCGGAAGAGGCAAATCACAATGAATACAGAAACAGTCAATGCAATCATCTCCCTAGTGTACGGATACACTCAGTTCCCAATCAACGCTCGTGGTATCGCATTCGGAATCGATGCCAACCGTGAAATCACGGAAATCAAAATCAAGGGTCGCGGTAAGGGCTTCACAATCGCCTACAACTACGGTACTGACGCATTCGATTGCACCGACTCCCGTGGATGCCTTGAAGGGCTCTACATCGACCAACTGAAGGGCTACATCGCAAATGCGAAGTAGTTCCTTCACCCTTCCATCCGGGGCTCAAGGATGGTTTTTCAAGGGTCGTCTGTGTGTTGAGGGTAAAGGGGCATTCTACAAGACTTTACAAGAGGCTCAGGATGAATCACTCCACGGAAACGGTGTCGGATACTGGCAAGAAACCTACCAGTTCGAGGGTTGCACATGGTATAAATGCGGACATACCAACGTCTGGGACTAACCGAATGAATAAGACCGATGTCGAGGTGAGTGCTTACAAGACTCACCTTTTGTTAATTGCGAAGTTAGCGGATGAAATGTATCAAATGGCTGGTCATTACTTGACCAAAGTGCCAGAACTTGGAGAAGCCGAACCGTTCGTCTCGGCTGTCTTAAAGATGTCAAAAGAAACATTCAAATTAGCGGATATCGAACTGATTCGAAACGAGGTTATAGAAGCGATGGAGAAATATACAGCACAAGGCTCTAGTCGCCCCAAATAGGGGCTTTTCGTTACTTCAGGCAACTACATTCATACATACATGTATAGCCGGATGCCTGTAGGATTTTTCAGGGGTAACGAAAATGACAGTCATAGAGTATGTACATAGCGGCAATGAACTTACATTGTGTTTGATGAGTGATTTGCACATCGGTGGTATTCACGTTGATTACGATTTAATCAAAAATGAACTGGATTTGGCTAAAAAACGCAACGCTCGGATATTCATCAATGGGGATGTGTTTGATGCGATTATGCCCGGAGACCGCAAACGATATCGTGCCAACAACCTTCACCCGAGAATGTTTCAGGCTGGTGACGACATGATTGGTGAATCATTACGTTGGGCTTACGAGATACTGGAGCCATACAAGGACAACATAGTCATGATTGGCGATGGAAACCATGATGATAGTGTTGCGAGATACCACCACATCGAGCCAGTCAAGCATCTTGTTGTGATGTTGAACGGCAATGACGGGAAGATACAGTATGGCGGTTATCACGGATTTATTCATGTAAAACTTGACCTGTCTACTGAAGGTGACCCAAATAGAATAGGTCATTATGTAATGCATTATCATCATGGTGCAGGAGGAGCGGCCCCTGTTACTAAAGGTGCAATATCCTTTTCCCGTGCTTCGATGTGGATTGAAGGAGTGGACGCTATTTGGCGTGGACACACACATCATCGGCAGGCGGGACGTGACAACAAGGTGACTTTCAATAGGTCTGTTGAGAATCCTGAGGCTAGGGTTCTGACGAGGGATGTCTTGACTTTGAGGACTGGTTCATACTTCGACACATATGTTGCAACCACCTCAGAAAAACTCATAAAGAATGGAAGAAAAGATTCTTATGCCGCTTTATGGGATGTCCCTAGTCTTCCAAAAGGAGGATTGATTGTTAACCTACACGCATACTGCCCCCGTTACATTCGTGGAAATGGTGGCAAGGTCGTAGTCAAGGACGTACTCGAGATGTAGTTGGCTATACCGAAGGAAACTTTTCAAGTTCGTCGCCCCATGTGTCCCAATCGCTCCATTGTCTACGGGCAAAGAGTTCAATTTTTGAAGCGGTTGGGTACATGAGGTCGATTCGTTCGTTGACTTCATCTGGTTTGCGGGAATGCTCACGCTTTGGAGCAAGGACGATGTTCTGGATAGACTCGTCGGCAAGTTTGAGGGGTCGTCCTTTTGATTGTTTGGATGCGGTCAACACATACTCCGCAGTTGGCTTTACAATGGATGGTCGAACCCCCTGAGCCCCTATAGGAGTCTTCCCATCCTTGCGTGTCTTCACCCAGACGAAAGCAATCCCACGGTAGGTGAGCCCCCAGTGTCTGATGAGGTCGATTGCAACATCGAGCCGTGGTGATGTCGTCCAGAGGAATAGGATTGAGTTCTTGTGCATGAGGTCAGGGAGAGGCATTGTCTTCAGCGTTTCGTTGTCGAGGAGGTCATAGAACTTTGCCGCCGCCCCCCACTTGTCCTGTTGCCCTGTGTAACTCCAAGGCGGGTCAGCCACTACGATGTCATACGTCCTTGATGGCAGTTCCCAGTTCATGCGAATAAATCAGCCTTGTTGCCGTTTATATACTCAGTGCGGTCTTTATGCGTAACTTTTTTAATAAATTGTTCAACTTTACGGTCATCATAAGACCAGCGGTCGGCTTCGCAATCCCAAATGGCAAAAACATTAACTGAGTGCTCTCCATGTTGTAAGAGTTCACACACATACTTCATGGCGTGTTGTTTTGATGTGTACTTCTTGACTCCGCCCACACCCCACTGTATGACGAAATGCCTCTTTTTACTTTTCACTACCATGAGAGTCCTTATCATCCTTACAGCCGTCCGTACTCAAAGTGTCGGTCGTTGGTTATTCTTCAGCACTGACTCTAACAGGCAAGATACCTTATGTCAACGGTAGGTTTTAAAAATGAACTTTATAATAGGTAATCATTATCAGGTTGAGTTTGTATCCGAGTGGAAGAATAGCGTTTACCAAGGCATCTGGAAAAATCGATTTGAGTCGGATGAAACAATCACCTATATATTTGTTGTAACCGAATACCATCGTGTCTATGGGTCGAGACAGTTTCGCATTTATGTTAAAGCGGATGAGGTGGGCACTCGTGTGCGTTTAATAGACATGTAAAACTATTTTTATAAATACTTGAATTTGCTATTGACAATAGATAAAAGTGTATGCGATACTATTGACATGAAACTATTCGTTGAAACAACAAAGGCAATTCACCCTAACACGGGTGAAACCGGATTCGTCATCGTTCTCGAGAATGGAACGAGCCGGATGTCCGAAGAAGTCGTATTCGCTGGAAGCGAAGGTGAAGTCGTCAAGTACCTGATGACTCAGTTTGATTCGTTCGATGCGTACGTTGCAGTGCGGATGGAAATCCGCTCTTATCGCTCAGCCCTCTAGGTTGGGTGATAGGTTACGAGCCCCTACAAGCCCCGTACAGGGGCTTTCTTGTTGCCAGACGCATAAAGCCTAGGACGAGGGTAAACCAATGTTATTTTTGGCTCTGGTCGTCTTCCATTTTTTGCATTGCATAAAAGTAATCTTCCCTGCTTAACCTTGTTATGTCATAGCCGTTTGCTTTCATCCAAAAGTATTCATCCCAACTTTGTTTCATTAGGACGATGAAGACGATGGTGAATGCGACAAGTAAAATGGCAAGTGCAAGAGTCCATCCGCCGATGAATCCAACTCCGTTCCAAAGGCTTGTCATCATTGAGACTGATGCAACAATGAGTCCGATGACTAACGCTCTGACAGCGATGCTTAAGACGAGTTTCATGAGTCTTCCCCTTGTCTGTGAAGAGTGTCTATAGCATTCTTCATGATGCCCCTCCAAGCGGTGTATCCGTAGTCCTTACTGAACAACGCTCCGTCAACCGTAACGAAGACCTCTTCCCCGTCTTGCCGCTTTATTCGCCAAGCCTGTTTCCCAGCCTCAGGATTTATCGCTTGTTGTATCGTAAACTTTTTTCCCCATGCTTTTCCCTCGAATAGCGTCAACAGACCAACCGCTCGCCTCTTGATTTCGTATGCACTGACTAGTCCATTGGCTTCCGTGATATCCATTACATGCCTCTTACTTTGAATAAAGCGAATGTTATTCCGCCTTTAGTAAAAATGTATTCGATTGCCGTCTCACCATCCATAAATTGCTGGACACCGATGCGAGCCGAATCCCACTTGCATTCCAACCATTCCCAGTGGTATGGCTCTGCTTGCGACACGATGTTCCCGTTGACGGACACCACCACCTCGTACTTCTTCATCTTCTCAGCACTAGAGATAGCCTCGATGGCAAGTTCTATAACTGAGTTTATTGTTTCCATTCCGATGTTCTCCTACCCGAACTTGATGCGTAAATTATTGCACAGACTTCATCAGGTGTCAATAATAATAACAAAATATATTTATCAAAATAGTTTGATTCCACTATTGACATTCTGTATATCATGTGCGATACTCTAATCAATCAAGTTGGTAGGAGAAAAACAATGTTATTATTTCACGAGTTCAGGCACATGGAAGCGGACGGGAAAACCGTTCAGGTTCACCTCAATGTCTACGAGTCACCTACAGGCGACTATTCCGTAGTCAAGACAGTTTTTGTTGGCGAGGGTTCCCACATCATGGAACTCCCATTCCGTGTAGCCTCCATTGAGAAGGTTATGGAGTGCTTCACCGAATACCGTGAATTATGTATCTTTGGTGAGAAGGTAGAGAAGGTATCAAAGTGACAAATAAAGAATCAGCAATTGCAACAGCCTCTTGGGCAATCGAAGAAGGCATGTTGCTCCAACTCAGCAGTCCATCAGGCCTGCACAAAATTGACCTTGACGAAGCCCTTGACGCAATCAACGAATGCGAAGACGAGGACATTCGGGTAGAAAATGACGTAATCATCTTTGGTCTCGGAGATGTGTGCATTAAGGTAGAAACAAAGTGACAACCCAAGAAAAAGAAATCATCATCGGTTGTATCGACCGTGTTAACCCGCTCATCAATGAGCAATTCAAACTCACGGTGAAATGGTTCGACTGTGACCTAAACGGATGTATTCCAGACATCAAAGTTGATGACAGGATGGGTGGTTACTCCTCATCCTCGTATGAATCAACCTACGCATGGATTGACGGGTACACCAAGGGGATTGTCATAGTCCAGCAGTCTCTACGAGACTCATACAGCCCCGCTAAGCGGTCAGCCTAACACATACCTAAGGAGATTCAAATGGAAGAATATTTTTCAATAGAGGACAGGAACTATTACACCGATTACAGAATTCGTGCGATGAATGACATTTGGTGGGAAACACTCGATGGCAACACTGCAATTCTCAAAGACCGAACCGAAGATGGAAAGCGGCAGTCAGTACGATTCGAATTCAATGTTTGCCCACTGTGTAACGGTAATGGTTCTCACGTAAACCCAAGCATTGACGCTAATGGGTTAACAGCGGAAGACTTCTACAACGACCAACAATTCTTTGAAGACTATCGGAGTGGCGTATACGACATCCCTTGTAATCTTTGTTCCGGCCTAAGGGTCATACCGAAGGCAACTGGTGAACCAGTCACATTGGACGAAAACGAAGAAGACGATGAACCTTACATCGATGGCGACTGAAACTAAAAAATATCCCCCAATGAATAAACATTGGGGGAGAATAACAGGTTACAGAAAAGAGTATTCACATACTATCGCATTAACTGCTCTTGTTCGTCAATGAGGTTATTATCGGCGTGTTCGTAAACTCAAAGAGGGAGTGCTCCTTCACGAGAGTGATAACTTCATCAGCAACTTGAGATGTCCCGGTAACGGCATTCACAAGAAACCAGACTGCTTTCAAATAGTCATCACCGCTCAACTCGCCAGCCTTTGTACCCGCTCGCTTTAGGTATTTAATGCACGTCGCAACGCTCGCATCAGGCTCCAGTCCCCAGTCTCGCCAGATGTCAATAGGTTGTATAACGCTATTACGGTAGTGAAGCGGTTTTATTTTATCCATACGTTATGTCCTTTACTATACACTTAACAGCCCCTATCTAATCCTCGTCTACCTCTTCAGTAGCCTCTTCATTCTCTTGCTCGGATGCTTTATGGTCGTTATGAATATCGGACTTACGTCGCCCTGTTTTGACTTCACTGTTCTCGGCTATCCAGAACAATCCGGGTGTATTGCGGCAAAACTCTTGGGCTACCTTTCCACCTCCAAAGACAAGCATGAGTAGTGGTGTGTCTCCAGCGTGTTCACGGGCTAGGTCTACTGTGCCTTGTAGGACTTCTGTGCCCTTGTCGGCTGTTACGTTCGCTCTGACTGAGTATGCTCCCCATCCTTTAGGAACTCCGAGTAGGCAATATGGGTAGAAGATTTCCTCAACATTGATGTCAACGAAAACTTGAATACCGTAAGACTGGCAATACCGTGAAATCCACCGCTTCTTGTAGAGGTCAAAAAGGAAGACGGCAATTGGCATTTGATTGTGAGTGGAGTAGTTCAACTCGGTGAAGGCAATGCACTTTGAATTGACTATGACGGTTGGGTCAGTCCATACGGCTGAGAACTTGTAGTCGTCAGTGTAGAACTGGTACGTCCCGTTGAACTTTGCCTTACGGCTGATGTATCCCCACTTCTCGACGGGTGGGGTTAGTGTCCGGGCTTGCAACTTTGCGTCTAATAATGGAATACCGAACTCGTTGTCAGATGGGAATATAGAGTGTTCGAAATGCCAAGGCTCGACATCTTCCTCATCGGCTTCCTTGGGTTGCCGTTCCTTTGGCTTCTTCTCGACTTCTTCCTCAGTCTCCTCAAGGCTCAGCAAGAGGTCATCAAGGTCGTAGTCCGTGTACCCCGTGCCAATCAGTCCTGCATCCGTCTCAGCCAACTCTTCCAGTAGTGCGGTCAGTGCCTCAGTATCATCAGAGCCAAGGCGAGCAGTCCTGTTGTCAACCAGAAGGATGCGTAACTCCTCATCCTCATCAACATCAATCCAAGTGACTGGAACCTTTAGGAATCCCAACCGCTTTGCCGCCATCACTCTATGGTTCCCAGCAAGGATGTGACTCGTTCTCTTGTTCACAATCACATTGCCAAAGAATCCGTTGCGTTCGATAGACTCCACAATCGTGTCTATGTCACCTGTGTTCACGTTACGTGGGTGATGCTTCAGTAGTGCAACATCAACGTCTTCGTGTTCAAGGTTTATGATGCCCTTCGGTTTACGTCGTGCCATTGTTTTCCCATCCAAGAACTTCAGCGATGATTGGCAACTTAGGTGCAAGTGCCCCTCTTATTGCGATTGCAACATCACGATGTTCTTTCTGTGTCCCGGGTTGCGTCCTCACCTCGATGTAGTGAATCCAACTCCGTACATTGCCGCTCATATAAAACGTCGTAGGTGTACAGAGTGGCAAAATGCGACGTGCTGTCTCACGGGCAACTCCATTCAGAATCATGTCTTCGTACAGTGCCCATGCATTATCAATGACATCATTGACTCGCTCCGTGTATTCGTCACGAACTTCATCGGGCAAGTCGTCATGACTCGATTGCCTATTCTTCATGTCCTGCCGTCGTATCTCAAACGGTTTCGCTTTACTCGTCTTGGCGTATCGTGTGCTGAACTCCTGAAAGCAAAACGACCTATGTCTCAGTATCTGTGCTGATATGTCACGCTCAGTCTCTACCTCAACCGTTGCGTACGCCATCTCAAAGACGCTCCAGTGTCTGTTGTCAAGACAATACTTCAACAACTTGCCGCCCGTCTCATAGTTTGACTGATTCGACGGATTCGAAACCCGAGCACAGTAAATCATTTGATGTTCAGCGTTTGTCGTAATGTCAATAAGTGTTGCTTTCGCCATTACTGAATCCCCGTTGAGCCGAACCCGCCTGTTCCACGCTGAGTGTCCACATCAACATCGCCAACCTCGAACTCAGCCCTTGTTACAGGAGCAAGCACCATCTGTGCAATCTTATCCCCAGACTGAATGACCCTGCCTTCTTTCCCGTGATTGAACAAGATGACTCGAACTTCCCCACGGTAATCGCTGTCAATCGTCCCCGGACTATTCAGAACCGTAATCCCATAGTTTGCCGCTAATCCACTCCTTGGGCGAATCTGGACTTCGTATCCTTCAGGAACTCTCATCCGTATCCCAGTGTTGATGATTTCCTTTGACCCGCTGAGCAGATGTATAGGTTTGTCTGTAAATGCTCGTAAGTCAGCCCCTGCCGACCCAGACGTAGCGTAGGAGGGAGCAACAGCCCCCTCCTCAACACTTATAACCAACTTCTCAACTGACATCTATCTTTGAATCCCCTATCTTCAGCGTTGCAACTTCCGATGCTGGTTGTACAGCCAACCCAATGCTTTCCGCATACTCAGCGTTTATGAGGGCTAATGCCTCAATATGACTAGGTAACTTACTGATAAGCGGTGTACGCACTACCTTCACTGCGTCAGGTATAGCATTACCAACAGTTTCCATAAACTTATCCGCATCAGTTACCTTAAGGGATGCATTCTTCTTACGGAATGCTATAGAGGCGTGGATACCTTGATACGTCTTACCCTCTACAAGGCTTGCCTTGGCTACGTCACGGGCTTCTTCACCCCAACGCTCGATAAGGTACTCAATGGTTGCTTGCTTATCCGCTATAAGAGCGTTCATATGGGCTACCGTGTCAGACAAACGTCGCTTCATTGCGTCAACTTCGTACTGATTAGTGCTTACTCGGTCAAAGAAAACTTCTAAGTCGTCAGCCGTCTCGATATGCTCAGGTATGTAGCCATCTACCGTGCCTGTTATCTCACCTGTCTCAGTGTTGATGTATACCCCGCCTATACGGGTGCTGTCACCAATCTCAATGCGGTCAAATCGTGCCTGTAAACTCATACGTCTTCTCCTCTAACCTGATTAAGATACAAGCGGAGATAAGTGCATCACCAAATATCCCCGCTTGTTGTCAAGGTGCTTAGCCATTGACATACACATTTTACATTGAGAGTGTTACACTTGTCAAGTGTATTGACTTGCATTTACAAAATAAACCCGTATGACCCCTACGCAGGAAAAGGGGGCCGCCACATTTAGGGGCCGGAAAAAAACAGCCTAGCCATGCCCCCTCGACCCGAGACGTTTTTTTGGAAACCGACATACAAAAAAGGCAACGTATCACCCCTGCCCTAGAATGGTAATCCGTTGCCTTTTGCCCCCGTCGTGCCTGATTCCTTATTATTTTGTCCTTAACAAGGAGGGAGCGGTCTGATTGTTCCATAGTTGTCAGATGGGCGGCAAGTTTAATTTTTTATTTTGGATTTAGTGTTGTGAATGAAGTGGTCTCTATGTATTTTCATCTGTTAGACGGAGGGGCCGGGTAAAAAAGCGGTCTGGTGTTTTTCTTAGCGGCAATTTTGGATTTTGGAATCTTGTCCCGAGCCTAACGGACTGAATCCCGGATTCTTGTGCGTCCTTGATGAGGTTGTTGCTGTGTGTATGTTTCGGTTACTAAGAAAGTAGTTGTCCAGACATTTGACTTAGAGACTAATAGTGTGCTAGGCTGATTTCATGTCAGATATACCTTTAGACGGCAAGCATTATAAGACAAGTCTTAGTCAGCGATTGATTAATCGTGCTTACCATAACCGTTTTGAATTTGAAGTGTACAACAAGGCTGGTGCTGTCATAAAAGTCTATTCTCGCCGAGAACGTGCTGTGATGTTTTGTGATAACAATGCCGGGTGTACCTTTATAAAAATTGAGAAGGTCTTGACTTAGGCTTCATCAGTCGTCTCCTTTTCCATCCCCTCCGATGTAGTCTTCATCCGTCCCGAATCCAGCGGAAGCAAGAGCGTTCGCATCAGCCCATGAAGAGTCATCGTCGGGCTCGCTGTTGTTGTCGCACTCGTCCTCAGCGTACGCTGATTCGATTCGCTTAGAACAAGCGTCGCAATAGAGGGATGGGTCTTCCCAGTTGATTTCACAACCCATTACAAACCATTCCTTGTTGGTCTTGTCTTTGCACAGGCTGAGATTGTTGTTGACGCATTCTGGACATATGGCTACATACGAATCAACAACGTAGTAGAGCGGATATCCGCCACCAGCCCAGTAATCGACGCTTGTAGCGTCTTGTGGAATCTCCCACGGTACACGGTTGAACATCTTATGCCTCCTCTCTGACCGATTCGGTCATCAACTTCTTTATCGCTTTACGCCACCAGAGTGGAGCGTTTTTCGGGTCTTTGCGATACCGAATCTCAGCGAGACAATAGTGAATCTCGTCCGAGTAGTACCCGTGATTTGGATGGTCTCTCCACGCTTCAAGAACAGCGGTACAGTCCTTGACTGTGTACTCGAGAGAATGGAAGTCCCGAGTCATCAGTTTGGCTTGGTATTCCGAGTGGTTCATGACTTTTGTCATCATATTCTCCTTAATTTCCCCAGACCATGTCAAGGCTGACTTCGTCGCCTTCCATATCGACTACCTTCACAACTTGAAGGTTGAGGGCCATTGCCCTAATCCGGATGGAGAAGAAGTCATCGTGGACTTCTGTGTTGCTGAAGCCTTGCTTCAGGATTTGTGAGTAGGTGTAAAAAGTGACTGTGAACATGATTTTTGTTTCCTCTTTCCAAACTTGATTGAATAGAGTATAGGCGACGATATACTAG